CCACTTTCTGCTGATGCAGCTTCTGCTGCTGGTGCTGCCGGTGCTTCTTCAGCTACTGGTGTAGCCGCTGGTTCTGCTGCTGGTGTTGCCGCTGGAGCAGGAGTACTTGCTGCCGGAGCAACAGGATCACCTGTACGTGCCGCCATACCACTTGGACGGAAATACTGCGACCAACGGTCTGCATCGTATGCTTCGCCATCAACTGACGCTTCGAACATTTCTTGCATGACTTTAATTGCAGTTTCGTCAGGCTTTTTAGGTAAGAAGTCACTTAGATTATATAATCCGTGTGTGTTGATAGCATTCATTTCTTCATCGTTTAACGGACGCTCTCTACGTGCCCAGTTAGATGTAGAATAGTCTGCATAGCCGCCTTTTGAAGTTTTGTTAAGACGGAAATCAACACCAGCAGTATAATCTGTTGGCAGTTCTTCCATATCTGGATCAAGCAATGCTTGTTTAATGATTTGAAAGATTTGAGGACCGATGATAAATCTACGGATTGGATTCTCCGGAGTTGTATCTTCAGTTAAAGGATTATCCGTTACAAAGCCTTGGAAGATATATGAACGTTTCTTCCAGTACTTACGACCCATATCTTCTAGACTTGGATCTTTGAACCAGCCGCGTACTTCATTAAGAATGTTACACTGCTCGCCATACATTTCCATACAAGGAATTTGTACCTGTACTGGGCGTGAATCAGTTTCACCCTTTACGCCTGCAAATGGAAGTTTGATCATCAAACGTTCTGCCCAGAAAAAGTCAGCATTTTCATTGCCATCAGGAAGGAAACGTAGAGTTGCACTCTCACCTTCTTTAATATTCCAAAATGGGTAAATTGCATTGTCACCGCCTGTTGATTGACCAGAGCTGGTACCGCGGTTTTCTTGTTCTTTGAGCTTTGCTCGGATTTCTGCTAATGATGCCATAGTTGTGCCTCCTATAATGTTATGCCTATGTGCTTTGTGCCTTTTCAACTTTGTAGCACAGTATATATAATATACTCAACTACTCAGTATGTCAAGTCTTTTTTTAAAAAAACTTGAAAAAAATCAATGGATTACTCATCCATTTTTATTTATCCATTTTACAGAAGTCCCAAATATTATCTGATGATAGATAACAAAATACCTGATCGTTAACAAACAACTCTGTATTTGTTAATTTTAATGTGTATTCTTTATCTGTAAAATTTGGAATGTCTTGATGATATTCAGATACTTCAAAAAAATTTTTGTGTATATTTAATGCAATACTGTTTCCTAAATAAGTATTAAAATCAAATACGTTATATATTTCTTCTACATTGAAATCGTGTAACTCATAAATTTCTTCACTAGACACCATTAATTTTGATATCTTATTGTCTTCTTGTTTGTTTCTATTTTTAAACATTAAAACTTTTATTATTAGTTCTTTTGAAAAGAATTGTGATAACGGTATTTTTGTTGTACCGGGATGAGTTACCCAACCTCGATTTTTATCTAGTCTAACAGTAGTTGGTACAATAAATTTAGTTGGCGGATCAGTAAGCAATTTGTGCATTTTAAGAATATAAAAACTACGATCAGTGCGTACATCTAATCCTTTGCTGCCATTTTCAAAATATTTTAGTTTGTTAACTTCTAGTGTAGAAGTATAGTCATTGATCTTACCGCTTAATCGATGTCTAATATTTTCTTTTAATTCGTTAAAGACATCGAAAAAAGCATCTCGTTTAATATGAAATAAGAACGGTTTTAGATTATTCTTTTTTATTAATGATACGATATCGCTAGAAATAAGTCTATATCTGTGTTTAGACCTATAAACTACTTCATTCAATCTTTATAGACCGGCTAGGTTTTTAACTCTATCTAATTCTTCTGTTTTGTTAGGATCGTATTCAATGCCCATATTTTTAAGTACAGGTACCAAGTCTTGTTTTTCTTGATCTGATAAGCCAATCATATTATACCAAATTGGTCCAAGTTTTTCTTGAGCCAGTTTCATAAGATTTAGCATACTTAAACCTTTTGTAGGACGATCATCTAATGCTTTTACAATTTTATCACCTACTTCACTATTTGCAATAGCGTGAGTAATAGGTCCACCTTCTTCTATATCAGTATCCTTATAGCCCATTACTTCTGCTACTTTATTGTTAATCATTTCAATAAATTGTTTTGCAGGTGTAATAAATTTATCACCGTATTCTTTTTCTACCATTGTCAGTACAGCGGTTTCGCCTTTTGGAAATTGACCAGACTCTCTATCAAAGTGAGAAAGAATAAATTCACTTATAGGAAGTTTTACTTCTTCTCTCGACTCCATTACATCCGGTATGCCGTTGCCGTTTGCATCAACCCACCATGATCCTGTTTCATCGTGTGAATCGTGCTGGCAATTACAATCAGGTTTGCAGTTATGCATTTGGCATCCGCAATCTTTGCAATGATATTTTTCATATCCAGACATATATCCTTCTGAAAATTGACCCATCATTTCATTAAATGCGTTATCAATAACCTCCTCAGATTCTGGTACGCAGTTAGGAACTTCTTTTCCGTTCTTTTCCTTCATACCAATCATCTTGTAGCCTTTCCAACAAGGGTTATCGTCTTCTTCGTCTACTAATTCCTCTGGCCCTAATTCTTTTGCTTTAGTTGCTTCACTAACTAGTTTATATATGTAAGGAAATACATCTTTGAGTTCTTCGTTAAACTGTTTGATAGTAAGTTGATCAATCCAATTTTCGGCAACATCTTCGGGAACATCTTCTAGTACTGGGGGATTAAAACTTTCAAATGCTTCTTTGTAGTGTGTTGGTTTTTGAAGTGTCTCTATTGTTTTCTTTACTGTTGCAATGCGCTCTTTTACAACATCCATATAATCACTTAGGCTTTCTGCCATTACTGATGAGCGACCCATATAATTTTTAAATTTACGCAACTTATATAATTCTTCAGATAATCCTACAATATGTTTTCCGAAGTCATCGTATGGCTTGCCGCCTTCTGAAACATGCATAGCCATTGCTCTAGCGCCACTTAGATGTTTGTATGGATATTTAAATCTTTCACCTTCTGAACTTTCAATATAGATCTTACCAATCTTTTGAATTCTACCTGTTGCACTTTCTTGATTAATGCCTTCGGTGTGTCTAATGTTAAGTCTAGCAGTACCTATATCCTGATAACTTACTCTGCTAGTTCCGTATAACTTGGATTCACTCATCACTTCATCTCCGCCCTTATTTTGCGCTAAAAATTTATAGTCTCTTTGGTTTAGATTGGATTTTGTAATATCTCTAGTATCGAAGTTTAATAATCTTTTTTTCGCAAAACTTCTTAGTTCTTTTAAGAAATCGTACCATGTACTTCTAGTTGTTGCATCTTCGTTTTCTACAAAGTCTGTGCCATACATAACAGACAATGAATCTTCGGTTATGCTAATACTAACCTTTCCTAAACTTCTATCACCTTCTTTAAAATCAAAATCAAAAAAGCGAGCTGTTAACGGGTCACTGGTTAGCTCACCATTTTCATTCCCTATCGTTACAGATGGAAAACGGCCTCTAATTTTATTAAATAGGTCTTCTGCTATGTTATCTAAACTTTTTACATTCATCGTAAAGTATTTATCAATAATTGCTACTTATGAAGATTGGCATTGGAGTTTCGTAATCGTCAAAATCATCGGCTTGATTAAAGGTATTGTATACTCTTGGATCCCAATCTTTTAATACACTCATCATTCTTAATGCTAACAAACTTGCACTTACTAAATCATCAGACATGCCTACTTTTGCTTGATAACTTGATCCTGTAGCAACATACCCTTTAAGTTCTGAAATAAGTGCTTTAGAATTAATTTTCATTTTATCATTTTCTATCATAGTTTTTAAACGACTACAAGCAGTTACCTTAGTACTGTGTGTTGTATTAAATCCTTTGCGGAACTTACGAACGTGTCCCTTGCGGATAGGCTCACTGACAAACATACCCGGAATGTTTTCTTCTCCAAAGTCGTTTATAACGATTAGGGCAGCCTCGCCTAGTCCATTGTTCTCCACGCTCCAATAAATTCCTTGCGGGTTTTTTGTTTCTTGTTCTATATATTTGCAAATATCAGCTAATACTCTAATTTGTCCCGGTATAGCAGTTGTATTATGTTGCCATTCTGCAACCTGTTCGTAGCTCGGTAATTCATAAACTTGAATAGCGGCATTATCTCCGCCTGTACCCATACTAGGGTCTAATGCTATTACGTATGTATATTGATTAGTTGGTTTTTTATACCAACGTGTTTGACCCATATTCAATAAAGGATTAATTCCCTCCATCACAGCAAGTTTAATTGAATTAATAAGAGTTTCGTCAAATACTAAGAATTCACAGCCATACTCGCGGCGGAATTTTTCTTCGCCGATACGGCCTATTTCGTCATCACGCCATTTCTCGTCCCTGTCAGGATGTTCTTCCCAACTTGCTCTAAATGCATGAAATCCATTTATACCAAGTTCACTTTCGTTACCATATTCGTCAAACTTTTGCTCTGCTTGTTTCCAAATAGTAGCAAAAGTATCTTCATCTGAGTTAGGTGTGCTTGTAATAATAGCACGACCACCTGTTGCTAGTGTAGGTGATATTGAAGTCCAAAACTCTTCCGCAATGTTAGGTTGCACAAATGCAAACTCGTCACAGTATAGTAGCGAGATAGACATACCACGTCCTGTGTTGCCTGTTGTTGTTTGACTGACAATTCTACTACCATTTTCAAACTCTATGCTACCTTTGTTGTAACTTGTAACACCCGCTCTAATATAATCGGGACAAGTTTCATATACGTAACGAATACGTGCCATAATTTCTTGTGCACCTGTGTATTTGTGCGCCGCAATAAGGATAGTTTGATCTGGATTAAACATTGCGTACCAAGCAAGATAGATAGCCGCACAAGTAGTCTTACCTGTTTGTCTTGGCATCATATTAATATTAAATCTATAACTATGATATGAATGCATCAACCGTAGTTGATACTCGTATGGATCGAATAATAATTTACCTTGCACAGGATGTTGTATGTACGCAAACTTTCGTGCAAAATGAAGATAGCCTTCATCTGGATCCATGCATAATGCAAGATCCTGTATCTGATCTTCTGTGTATGTTTCTTTGGTGTTTGCCTTTTTAGTTAAGACACCATCTAAACTCTTGCTCATACAGTATTTAACCGTTTTTTAATCGTAATAATTTATACTGAGTCTTGCTTCGTAAAGTTGAACGCGATCTTGTTGTATTAAAATATAACAAGGACTAGCATATTCACCGTATTTGGGCTCACTCCACAGCCATTTATAGTCTTCGCTTAGATCTAATTTTTTACACAATTTTTTTAGACGCCTTCTATTTGTGTTTTTAACAATATAAACTATTGCTTGGTTTTTGTTAAGGTGTTCCCATTCACCGTCCCATTCTCTAATCTTTACTTGCCCTTTCTTATAGGCGGCGTAACTCCAGGGACATACTTTTTTTATATGTTCAAAATATTCTAACCAGTTTATGTCTGTGTGCATAAGAATATTTAATCAAAAAAATAGGCACCGTAGTGCCTATTGAATTTATTATAATTTAATCTTTACTTTTTTTTGCCTCTACCGCGACCTCTACCGCGACCTTCGCCTACTTTCTCATCAGCGGCAGTAGCTTGTGCAATCTTTTCACGACGCTTCTTTAAATACTCGTCTGTATCATCTTCTTTACCGTCATTGTTGATATCATCGTCTTCTTGACCAACTGGGTCCATTTTTTCGCGTAATGCTTTTGAAAGTTCAGCTTTTAGATTTTCAACAGCCATAGCATTATCGCCATCTTGTGCTTTTGCATACGCTTTCTTTTCACGGTTAATTCCACCGCTTAAATCTTTTGTCATTTTATTATGATCGGAATATTCTTCGTCTGGAGCATTATCCCATTCTTCTTCCATATCATCGTCCATCTCTGGCTCATCAGATGCTTTTTCACCTGCTGCCATTATAGCTCTCATAGTTGCCATATCCATTTCTTCGCCATTGCTTGGCATTTCAATTTCCATTTCTGGATTATGTGAATGAACATCAGTATGCATAGCATCGTGTGCCATTGGCATATCAACGTGAGTATTTTGTTTTCCGCCCATTAATGTAATCAATTCGTCAATAGCATCAATACCTCTAGCGTTCAAAGATACATTCATTGTAACTTTATCTTCTGGTTGTTCCATGGGAGGCATCATTCCGCCTTCTTCCATGCCGCCGCATTCTTGTAACGACTCTAATATAGTTTTCATGTCGTTAACATCTTTTTGTGCAGTAGACGGTTTGTTACCAGCAACCGCTGAATCCATGTTTTCTAAAATTTTCTTCATATCCATAGTATTAACTTCCTATCGGGCTTTTTGTGTTTTCTGTGTCGCCAATGTCTTTTGATTCGCCTACAGATACACCTTCTACTGGATCAATTTCTCTTTCTTTACGAGCCGCTTCTAGCTCTTTTAATAAATCCATTACTCTGTTACCTGCAACTGAATCTTGGGCACTTTCTCCTCCCATATCTTCAGTGTTTAACATTGCTTCGTATGCTTGTTCCTCTTTTGTTTCTTGGTATTCTTCTTGAGGTTCATTTGGATTACGCACAATAATATGACTTTGAGGAACACTACAAATTTCGCCTAGGTACTGTTGTAATACTTGAACAGTAGTTGGATAAGTAACTTCGGCTTCCCAATATGTTACTTGTGTATTTTGCAGTTGAGGGAAGTCTAAAGGTCTTTCTGTAATAGGTGTACGCTTACTAGAACTTAAATTTTCTAAACCGTATTTTTTAAGTCCTATTTCCAAATGGTCTTCAAAGTCTTCTGGTACATCTCCAGCTACTCCAATTTTAAACTCGTAAGTTTTTTTTGATTCTGTCAAATATTCTACAAAAGACTTCATTTCTTTCTTCCCTATCATATGTATTATTTATCCTTATCTAGTCCTTTTAGCCTTTCTAATAGACTATTCCTATCTGTTACAACATACCCTTGACCTTCAATCATTCCATCTTCGCCGGTTGAAGAATCTCTATCCATTTTTTCTTTTTTTAATTGTAGTTCTATCATTTTTAGTTTTTTATCTAATTTAGCAGTCTTAGCGTCTAAGCTAGTTTTAAGCATGTTGCCTGCAACTTCAAAAACTCTTCCGCTGTAACGACTTTCTACATTCATACCTAAGTCCATTAGATCGTCATATGCAGTTAATGCACGTTGAGCAATGTCTTCTAGTTCTGCATCTGCTTTATCACCTAACCCTTTAACTTTAGGCAAAGCAGATGCAATTTTATCAAATTCTTCCATAGCATTGAATGTTTCTTCTTGCTCTACTATTGCAGAGTCTTTTTTCTTTTCATTAGATTTTGCATCATCTACAATTTCTTTAGACTCAGGTAAATTTAATAATTCTTCTAATTTTTTAGTCATTTGTTACACCATTATATGCTACTATTATTTATCGTCTAGACCCTGTATGGAAAATATCATTCTCAGTAATAACTCTAAACACTATGCCTTTTTGCTTACACCAAGCATAGGCAGCGGCCCATTTAGCCTGGTTTACTACCCATGCGGCTTGATTTGCTTTACTTTTTCCTAATTTTTCTCTGAATGATTGATTAGCAGGTTTTACTTCTATAAGCTCTACACGTTTTTTTCCTTTTGCATCAGAGTATGCTATAAAAAAGTCTGGAACATATATTGTTTGTCGACCTGTTAAAGGATTTTTATATGGTATTCTAATCGATTCGTTTGCCCATTGTGCTACGCTAGGATGTTCATCGCAGAATTTCATAAAATGAAATTCCCAACTACTTCTATATGTAGGAGTTTTATTTCCTATATATTTTTCAGGAAATTTAAGTGAATATTTTCCATTAGCGTATCTAGACATTTGCTCATGCTACTATATTTCTTTTTTCTGTTTTATCAGCAGATTCTTGTCTTCTATAACCTAATGTACTATCTTTTGCTCTGTTATAATTTAAAATTTCGGTTACTATAGCACTAAGTTGCAATTCATTATAGCCTTTTAATGTGTCAAGCAATTTAAAAACATTTACGTTATCAATTTTTGCTTGTTGTAATAAAACTGTTGCAACTGTTATAGCCGCAGTTTTATCGAAACCTCTTTTTTCAAAAAACGCAACTACTGCATCTACTTGATTAGAAGGAAAACTAACCTTTTTTGTAAAATAAAGGTCAAAGAATTTTTGTACACCTTTGTCGTTGTAATTACTCGGTTTATCTTTTGGTAGTCCTGACATAATACTTTCCTTTAATCAAATTTAGCTTTTTCAGAGCTCGGCAGTGCATTATATTCTGCTCTCATTTCATTTATCCCGCCGGCTTTACCTGATGATTGATAAGCGGCAGAAAAATTTTGGAATCTAGCATCGTCTTGCTGTACAGGATTTTCTTCCGCTCTTCTAGATTGTACTATATCAGCGGCTTGACTTGCTACAGCGACAGCCGCTGTTGCTAGTAATAGATCTGATCCTGATCCTGATCCGTTGTTTTTAGGAAATACAGTTTGTGCAACACCGCTTACATCTATTCCGGCAGCGCCTCCGATAGCGCCTGTTAGTATACTAAAGCCTTCTTCTCTAAGTCCTTCCGAACTTAAATTCCTTATATTCCTAAAAAGATTTGCGGCAGCAATTCCTGCGGCGAAGGGATTATCAAAATTCTTACCTTTAGTAATATAATCATATAAATCTAATCCAGCTCCAAATATTCCGTCTATTCCTAGTGTCCCTCCGCCTTGTAAACTTATAGGGCTAGGAGTTACATCATAATGATCTACTGCTCCAAATCCTGCAGGTTCTCCATTTTCTCCTGCCTCTACTTCACCTCTATCATAAAATACAGTATCATAATTTACTGTAATAGTATTAGTCATTGGTGACGAACCATCAGTGTTATCTAATGTATCATGTTGCCAATCACTGATAATTGGATTAACTAGAGTATATTTTGTAAATGATTTTTTAGATAATTGAGCTATTTCAATTCTATCAAAGAACGGTACACTAGGTATGTTGTTGTCCATACCAAATTTGTATGAGTTAGTTCCAGAACCGTCATACAAAGTGTCACCTGTTAATCTGTTGCCGTATGCTCCATTATTCAATGAATGAGCACCGTCTGCAAAGTAATACTTGTAATATGCTTCTAATAAAGCTGTAGTTGCACCAAAGTTATCATCATGAAATACAATATTAACCGGAGAATAATCTAAACGTGATTGTACATTTTTCTTTCTGTTATACTTGTTTTTTGTTTCAACTGATGCAGTAAATTTAGGTAAATCTGCTTGTTTTACAAGCATACCTATTTCGCTACTATATTGAGCAACCTCAGGTATAACACTTTTTGCTTCACTTGTGAGGTAAAAAGTAACGTGATATAAAAACTTTAGTTTAGGGGCATGTTTCTGATTGTCAGTAACATATAAGCGACTAGCATGTTGCCAGTCGGCCATATTACCTTTAGGTCCTAAAACACCATTTGCTAAACTATCAAAAAATCCTGTGAACTTTGCCATATTAATATTTATCTTATTAAATTAAGTGCGTATATAATAAAAAAGGGAGCTTAACGCTCCCTTAGTGTTTAGAATGGCTTAGGAGTTATTATACGCCGCCGCCAGTTACTAGAGTATTAACTGTACGTCCAACTGCTGTACCAATACCTGTACCTTGCGGTGTTTGAATTGCGTTATCGTAACGTATTGATAACTGAATCGAAACAGGCTCGTTTGAACTATATGCTAACTGTTGGTAAGCCGCATTTTGTACAAAGCAACCGTATAATTCAAATGTTTCTAATACAGTTGGAGTATTAGCACCGTTGCCGCCGTCTAATATCTCAATACGTGTAGTAAATTTGTAATCTTGACCTGAAGCCGCACTTGACTGCTCATAGAAGTCAAATTGCTTCTGAAGTTGTTCGCCAACAAGTTTTTGTACGTTGTTGTTAACGTCTTCACGTAAGTTTAGTGTAATTGCTTCCCAACTATGTCTACCTGCAAGATATGCACGTGAGTTATAAACTGGGATTTCAATTTCTTCAAAGTTTACGGTTGGACGAGTAACATCAATAACTTGTTTTGTTAATTCTGTGCTTGGTGTAGTAACACCAAAATTTTCCAATGTAACACGGAAACGATACTGTAGTTTAGGCATTAACAAGCCTTGGTTACTAGCACTATCCCCTGTTGCTAAAGGAACTGTAATTTTCGATAATGTTGAAATTGCCATTCTTTGTTCTCCTGTTACAAGTATTTAGCAAATTTAGGCCCCATATTCCAGGGGCCTATTTTTATGCTTTATAAACCTGCAATCTCTCCTGTGTTTTTAAGTCTTAATGGAATGTAAATGAATTCAACAGCCTTAACAGGTTCAATAGCAATGTCTAAGTATAGTTCATTTCTATCAATTCTGCTCGGAGTGTTGTTTGATTCATCACAAACAACAAGGAAGTCATACAGTGCTCTTTGACCTACTAGCTCAAGCATTAAGCTCTCTGCCGCTTGTTTAATTTCGTCACGTGTAATCTTATCGTTTGGTTCAAAGATATATGGCTTAGCAAGTTGATTCAATTGACTACGTAAGTAAATTACCAAACGTGCTACGTTGATTCTATCTA